CTCTAGCCAATTCGTTTTGATCAACGCCATATCTAAGAGACAGACGACGGTTTTCTGCTTGAATATCACGAGTATTTCTTCTCGCTGTTCTTGCACTGTCGCCACCTGTTTCTTGTAAGTTCTTGATGNCTCTAGCCAATTCGTTTTGATCAACACCATAACGAAGAGACAAACGCCGGTTTTCAGCCTGAATTTCACGAGTATTTCTTCTAGCTGCTCTCGGAGAATCACCACCGGTTTCCTGCAAGTTCTTGATAACGTTGTATTCATCAGCCAACTTGGTAGCTTCACTGTTAGCTTTCATGAATGCAGCGGCAACTGGCACCATCGCAGTAGCAATAGATGAACCGACTTGAACCAATGCTGATCCAGCACCTTTCAAGCGGTCCCAGCCACTCTTTAACTTATTTGATGAACCGGTAGTCTTATCAAAGCTTTCTCTAGCTCTGTCAGATGATCCTCTAGCACGATCAAAACCGCTACCCATATCACCAAGTGCTTTTGATGATTCATGAGCACGGTTCATTGACTGCTTTAATTGGTCAGTTGATTCAGTAGCTTTCTTAGCCTTATCAGCAATACCAGACAGATCACTTTGCGCACGATTGAGATTGTTATTAGTGCCAACTTGCTTATAACTATTAGCTAACCTGTCAATCTGTGTTTTAGTTTCACCTGATGCACGATTAAGCTTGTCTAAGCCATTAGCGGCAGAATCTGGCATCTTGGTACGTGACAACACCCGATTAAGTTGTTCTGCATTAGCTTTAACTTTATCAATACGTCTATCAACTGAATCGAATACTGAATTATCAACTCTAACGCCGATATCAATACCAACATGTCGTCCTGCCATCTATCTCATCCTTTCTTGTGCAAAATAAGAAAGCCTTATTAGGCTTTAACTGTCCTCACCGCCAAATGCCAACGCAATGCCTTTTGCCATAATTCGTGCTTGATCTTTAGCGGTTAAATATGTCTGATATTTCAAGTCTTTTTTGACTACTTCCCACATCACTCTTAATTGGTCGAGCGTTGCATGATTGATCCATGATTCGGGAACACCGTGCATTACCAAACACTGTGGTAACCACGTTGCAGGATCAGAAGCCAAATCACTAATCTTCTTCGGTGTAGCCTTCCCCATTAATGCTTGATTGAAACCAATCTAAAATCTTGTTGTAAGCATCGTCATAGCCTCCACGCTTGTCAAACCAATCGAGAGAGTAAATCTTTGGACGTACAATCAATTCCTTAATAGCAACGTTCTTCATGAAGTAGGTTTGATCAATGGCACCAAGAGCAGTTCTTGCGTCATCACGTAAGCTTGAAGCTTTTGCTACACCTGGAAAAATTACTTCGATAGTGTATTCATTCTTCTTGCCCTTATTGATAGTTAAGAAAGTAGGCTTACCAGTAAGTGAAGCAATTTCACTAGACTTTTCTTGCTTATCAATCAAAGCCATCATGTCTTGCAAGTTCTTACTTTCAGTAGCCATTTGGCTAGCCTTATCTTCGTTTGATTGGTTGTTATTTACGTTTTGGTTTTGAATTTCTTCGCTCATAGTTTTTCTCCTTTAATTTTTAATTTCTGTTTTGTAAGCGTGAAAGCCATTCTCGATACTAACGACCGACTAAGGATTCAGTATCAAGGTTAAGTGCGTGAATTTGCCATGCACGATTACCGGCGTTTTGTGCTGCGGTGTTGTCTGGCATCTTTGAGATGTAGCAGTGTGGGGCGGTTTGGTGAACTGTTGAAGTTCTCAAATCGAGTGGAAATTCTGCACGTGTGTTAGCCAATTCAGTCAACTTGGCGTTGCTTGGTGAAGTTTCGTTCAAGTTGACAGTCAATGTGGCACCGGTTTTGTTGTTGATTGAGGCAACAGCGGTGCCTTGTGGGTCTTGTGCGACAGTAACATTGTCGTTGTCGTAGGCAACGGAAATCATGGTATCTGTCGCAAAACCATACATCAATTCACCGTCAACCATTAAAGTGGTGTCATTGGCGTTGTATTTTGCCATCAAGCCGGTTTCGGCTGAGTTAAAACTTGCCATGTGTTACTCCTCCTTTAAGCTTTTGAATTAGTGAAAGTATCAGATTGAACAGTGCCGTGTACGAGAACGGTGTGGATAGCACCTGAACGGTGGTATCTGAAACTCAAACCACCGTAGTGACGAGCTGATAAGTCTTTTTGACTTTGAGCTGAACGTGGAGTGGCGGTTACTGAGTAATCCCCCTTGCCAGTTGATTGAGTTTCACCGGTGTTTGAGTCGTATACTTCTTGTTCCAAAACAATTCCTTGTTCGTAGGCTTGTTGGAGGACTTGGCTACAAATGGCGGCGAGTGCATTAATGCCTCGTTGGTCATATGGAACCTTGTCGGTGTTTTGCAAGTACTTTTGGATCTTGTCGCCCATATTGGTTTTTACCCAAAGATCGCCGTGGAGTGAGTCGATGTAATCACCAGACAATACCCAGCCTTCTGATGTTTCGCCTTGTCCGCTTACTTCGATGTAAGCAATAGCGTGAACACGGTCGATAGCTGACTTTTCTTGAACAGTGATTTGGTCAGCAGTAATGCCCTTAAGCTTTCTGAACTTCCAGGTAACTAAGCCAACTGTCAAGGTGGCGGTTGCACCGATGAGAGCTGCATCCATTGGTTCTGATAAGTCGTGAATCAAGCCGATGGTGTAGTTTTGTGCATAGAAGGTTACGTATGCGGCTGGTTGAGTAGCTTGCAATACTAAGAAGTGATCCTTGTTAGCTTCGCAGATGTTAGATGCAATAATTGCGTCATCACTTGGGGTGGTGTCTGTGAATTGTGACTTATCAAAGATCATGAAGGCCCAGTTGTAATACCAGAATGCCTTCAAAGCGTCAGCAAGCTTGCCCTTTGGATAATTCAATACGGCAANCGCTCTTAGCTGGCGTATCCTTGCCGGTGCCAGTATCAGCAAGAGCAGGCTTTGGTGCTGTNCGCTCTTAGCTGGCGTATCCTTGCCAGTGTCAGTACCAGATGCAGAAGATGAGCCTGCGTCAACTTCATGCAAAATAAGAAGATTGCCAAGCCCGATAATTGCAGGTGGCTTGACAACAGTCATTTCTACGTCAACGTCCTTAACTCTCGTAAAAGGACGAACGTCTGTAATGGTTTCTGCCATTTGCTATTGCTCCTTTTCTTTTCCATTGGCGCTGATAACTTCACTGTCACCAGCGTCGCTGAGTTGTACTGTATTGATTTCTGTTTCCGGCTGAGCTTGGAAGTGGAGGTCATCCGGTGAGTAAACATGACCGCCATTGGACACTAAAAAAGAACAATCAAAGCCGAACCTATAGTCGTAATAGGTACCAACTCTGACTGTTCTGTCGCTTGTGTTCGTAAAATTCTGTGGGTCAATATCCGCTTGCTCAAAGTAGTTACGATAAACACTGCTTTGAAATGCACTGTAAAGGTCGTTTGCCATATTCATCGCTTGAATGGCGCTGTCAGCATGGCAATCAATTTGTAGGTGTGAGATGTACTGTCGTCCCATGCCCAACCAATCGCCTGTTGTTTCCTGTTCCGGCACAATAAACGAATAAGTGACAAAAGGATATTGTGGACGGTCAGAAACTAAATTCTGATAGAGCAGATCGCAATCAAGACGCTCTTTAACCAGTTGCTGAATGATATAAGTCAGCAGAAGATTATCTTTGAGTTGAATTTCCATGTTGGTGTGCGTCATCTCCCTTCAATTCGTAAATGATCAGGTTTGAATAGTCCTGATAGTTAGAAGAGTTAGTGACTTCAAATAAACCACCCTGTGATGGGACATTGACCATTGTGTGAACGTAGTACTTCCCAGAT